GAACAGCAGCGTCTGGAGATCTCCGCCGTCGGGTGCGATGCCGGCGAACGCCTCGGCCACGAGCAGCGCCTCGGGGACGGCCGTGCCGCCCTGGGCGGCGATGGCGCTGCCGACGAACGCCTGTGCCCCCTGGGCCACCGTCATCTGTCCGGCCACGACCGCGGCGACGATCGCCTCCCCGGCCGGTCCTTCGAGGTCGTCCGCGATCGTCGCGGGCGACAGCTGCCGCCACAGCCCTTGGATGCGCTCGATCAGGCTCCGGGTCACACCGGCCACTTGCCGGTAGCGGGCGGTGGCCAGGTCAGCCGGAGTCGCCATCTGCCGCCTCCGTGACATCGGGCTTCACGCCGTACAGCGACGCGACGTCACCGGCAACGATCCGGTCCGCAGCCTCGGCCCGCTGCTGGCGCCACTGGGCTATCTCCGTCTGGGAGGCGCCCCAGCGCTCCCACAGCGCTTCGTGCGGTACGCCGAGCGTCGACATCTTCAAAAGCGCGTCGACGAGCTCGCCCTCAGTGCGGAATTCCGGGTTGTGCCAGATGACCTCGATCGCGCTCAAGTCGCGGTCGTCGCCTGCGGCCTTCAGGTACAGGCGGACGACCTCCTCGATCGCTTCGCCGAACGGCCGCTGTCTCTGGCGGACCTTCGAGACCAGGCCGGACTCGGCCGCCTTGAGGGCGTCACCGGAGATGTTGACCATGGCGCCTAGCAGGTATTGGCTCGGGGTCCTCGTGCGGGCCGCCATGTCCTTCACGTCCGCCTCGACGGCACGCAGGTACGGGCTGATGTCGGTCGCCTGGAACTCGCCGATCTGGACGTTTTCGTCCTCGATGACCCACAGGCGGTCGACTGCGGCCTTGAAGGGTTCGATCGGCTGCCCCGACTCGTCGGTCGGCACCTCGTACCCGGTCATCCACCGCTGCCGGAAGGCGGCAAATTCCTGCGCCATCATCCGGTCGATGAGCGTTTTGTTGATCCGGTCCTGGATGTCGAGAACGTCCTCGATCTCCGACATGGCGTTGCCCAGCAGGTCCGGCCGGTTAGGGATCTCGATGAGCGGCACCACGCCCAGCGGGTTCGGCGCGGGCCAGTCCTCGCCCTTGACCTCCCGGGCCCTCCATTTCGGGTCGCCGACGACTCCACGCCTGGGCTTGGGCGCTGTGAATTTATAGATCCCGTCCGGCAGGTAGACGGTCGCCATGAGCTCGCCCGTCCAGTCGTCCTCCCACGCCTTCAGGCCCGCAGCGCGGCTACGCCGGCCGCCTGGCACGTAGGCCACGATCGCCTGCGTCATGTCCTCGCCCGTGACAATGGGGGTGGAAACATCACTGGGATTGGGGGCGACCAGCATGAACGAGCGGGAGCACTTCACGGCCTCGGTCGTGATGAGGTCAGCGTCCGCGTCCAGGTTGTTGGCCTGCCAGATCCTCCACGCCTCCTCGTCCCCCACCTCCTCGCCGCCGATCCGGACCCCGTCGACCTGAATCCGTTCCGCGGTGGCGTCGACCACCAGTCCGACATAGTTCGATCGGGACTGGCGCAGCAGACGCTGGAAGCCCTCCCGGGCCTTCTCCGTCAGCCGCGAGAGCGGGTGGTCCCCGGAGTAGTAGCAGCGCATGACATCCGCGTACTCACGACGCTCGGCAAGCTCCTTGTAGAGGCGCTCGAGCCACCACTCCGCCGAACCGACTTCAGCCTTGGGAGCCGCCACCGGGCACCTCCTGTCAGAATCCGACCGCCACGCGGCTCTTCTTCTTCGGCCGCCGCAGGTAGCCCGACAGCCCCATGACGGCTGCCTGGACCCCATCGATGCGGGCCTGGGACTTGTTCCTGTTCGGCTTCACCGTGCGGATGTTGTCGTTGCCGTCCGCGATGACCTCGACAACGCTCGCCATCCACCGCAGCACCGGGTGTCCACCGTGCTGAAGGGCCTCCATCCGAAGCAGCCGATCCATCTCCTTGCATCCGGCCGACAGGCCCAGGAAGGTCTGCGCCAGGGGCTCGACGACCAGGCCGCGCTTCGTCTCGCGGTCCACGTTCTGCACCAGCTGACCGGCGAACATGCGGTCGTACCCCACGCGCTGCACGTCGAAGAACCTGCAGTCGTCCAGCACCTGCTTCTCGATGACGTCGTAGTCGATCGCGTCGCCCTCGGTCAGCCGGAGGAATCCCTGCCGCGCCCACTCGGCCAACGGCACCTGCAGAGTGCGCTGCAACTCCTCGAGGCGCTCGGCCGGCAGCCAGAACCGCGGCACCAACTCCACCTCGACGCCCGGCTTCGGAGACTCCACCGCCAGGACGAACGCGGTGAAGTCGGAGACCGCCGAGAGGTCCAGTCCCGCCCAGGCCCGGCGGCCCTTCAGCGCCCGCTCGTCGACCATCCCAGCGTTCGCGTCCCAGCGCCGCATGTCGATCCAGCGTGTCGAAGCGCGTGAGCGGACGTTCAGGGACAGGCGCAGGAACGTCGGGTAGTAGGACGGCGTCGTGCGGGCCTTCTCCGACTCGCGCCGCATGTACGCCAGCGTGGGGCTGACGCCCAGGCCGGGATTGGCCTTACGCCACGTCTCCTCGGCGAACGGGTCGTCAGTGTCGGCCGCGGCCCAGATCACACCGTAGTGGGCCGGGTCGGTCATGACGTGTTCGGCGACCTTTTCCGTGACGCCGTGGACCTCGTCGTAGATGCTGCCCTCCTGGGCGTCATCCGCTGTGGTGATCATCACGACCATGGGCTGGTCGCGCGCACCCGTGCCCGTCGTGATCGCGTCCACCAGGTCACGGGACTTGTGGACATGCAGCTCGTCGATGACCGCACCGGAGACATTCAGGCCGTGCGCTGTCTCCGCGATCCGCGACAGGGCCCGAAAGACCCCGCCCGTGCGCGGCACCCTGATCACCGAGGTCAGCACCTCGGCCCGGCCGCGTACCGCCTTCGATGTTGTCGCCATGCGCTTCGCGTCATCGAAGACCCGCTTCGCCTGGTCCAGGGATGCGGCAGCCGCGTACACCTCGGCGCCGGTTTCCCGGTCGGCCATCAGTAGCGTCAGCCCGATCCCCGACGACAGCGTGCTCTTGCCGTTCTTGCGCGGGATCTCCACGTACACCGTGCGGGCCACCCGGACCGGTCGACCCAGTTCCTCGTCAAAGAACAGCCAGCCGAACGCGGGCAGGATCACCCACACCGCCTGCCAGTGCGCCAGCTTCAGTGGACTGCCGCCCCACCGGCCCTTGGTGTGCCTGAAGGACTCGATTGCCTTCACGGCCCGGCGCGCGGCCTCCACGTCGAACCAGGCTCCAGGCTGTTGGTGCAGCTGGTTCGCCACCACCAGCGGCTGGCGCTCCAGGGCTGCGGCAATGTCCTCCTCCGACATGCCCAGCTCCAGCAGAGCCGCGCGCGGCACCGGCAGCCCCTCGTCCAGGTCCTGCCGGGAGAGCCGCTCAGTCGAAGGGGTCGTCGTCGCCATCGTCGCCGCCCTCCGGCGGGGACAGCCGGCCACGCGCGGACGGAGAGAGCCCCAGCTCACCGATGTACGCCTTCAACTGGGTGCGGTATTGCGTGGCCACCGTCGTCAGCGGGTTTCTGCATGGGCCTCTCTGACCCATGGTCACCAGACCCTCAACCGAGAGCTGGTATTCGCAGCAGTGCAGCCGCGCCACGCAGACGCAGTAGTCGACCACCGTCGACCAGTCCACAGCATGCAGGCCTGCCATGAGCGTGAGCACAGGCACGACCCGATCCCACTCCGCGACGGCAACCTTCCGGCCGCGGGTGGAGGCATCGGCAGCAATCTTCACTCGCTGCCAGACCTGAACCTCCTGCTGGTACGCCTTCAGCTCCTCATCGTCCGCGCCTCGTGGTGCACGTGGCTTCGCCGGGACCCTCGCCGCAGGGAAGAAGGCGTTCCAATCGGGTGCCGTCAACTCGGCCGGCGGTAGCTTCACGCCCTCACGTACTGGCCGCTTCCCGGGATTCCCCTCGCGGACGACCTGCAGTGCCGGCTTCGGCTTGCGCCCAGGGACCGTCACGCTGATCACCCCCCTTGATCAAAAGTCTCCGGATCGCGGCGCCAGCT